CATCCATGTGTATATCTAAATACATACCATTATTTTCATCTAAATGATCAATTATTCTTTTTATTGAATAACATTCAATATTATCTTTTCCATACTCACCATAATCCATCATATCATCAAATATAGATGAATCACTTTTATATTCATCCATCTTATTGACAAACCAATCATATAAATGCTCAAATACTAAAGGTCCATTATAATCTTTTGGTATGAATAAACCTATATTTCTACCCATATCTTCTGGCGTATGTGATTTTGGGATTTCAACCAATTTATGTGGAATATCCTTCCAAATAATATAATTGATAATCATATCTTGGACAACATTAGATATTTTAGCATCATATCCACCAAGAGTAATCCTATTTGGGTGGTCGAATAACAAGTGAAATATTTCGTGTATGTTTATGAAATTGACTTCCTTTTGTGACAGATTATCCAAAAAATCTTTATTATAAAAAAAGTTCATACCGCTGGGTGTTATATTAACACCACAAGTAGAAACACTTATAGATTCATAAAAGTTTAATAATAAATTAAAATGACCATAGAATGGCATATTTGTATCACTTAAACTATCTATAAGAAATAGAGAAATGCATTCCTTTAACTTTATGTGTAATTTATCACTTAGTTCCATATAATCTCTTAAAATTTTCCTCTCTATTTATATAAGGCATTAATAAGTCACGATCAAAAAATATTATACTCTCACCATAATAAAAATGATTATTACCTCCTTCTAAATGTGAATAAACTATAGTCCAATCTTTCAGTTTTTTCTTATATCTTAAAAAGTTATTCCTATTAGTAATCCAAAATATCGTATTAGCATCAAAATCATTAAGATAATGAAATATGTTACCAGATATATTTTGTGTTAAAATCATATCTGATTTTGTATTAGCGTCTATTAAAGGTACATACATCCATTCATTTGACTTGGCATTTTTCTCTTCCCATTTTATTGGCTCATTATAAATAAACTTTATACTTCTACTATCAAAACTATCTTTAACAAGTTTATAAATCTGCCTTCTCGCATTCATTGATAGTGTAACAAAAACATACTTACCCATCTACTTGTTGTTTATTCTTTTTTCTTAAATATGTGACTTCATCTATAAAGTTCATTAGTATAAATCTAATATTATCATTATCTGTTTTTGACTTATCTACTAAGTATAATAAATAAGATGCTCTTTCCTCATCTGATATTATTTTTAAAAAAGAGATAATATTAGATAATTTAGCGTCATTATATTTTGAGTTCTCAATATCTCTTGTTAGTTCTTTTAAAGATACTAATAATTCACTATATTTATCTCTTTTTGAGCTTGATAGTTTAGCTTTACATCCCTCAAAGTTATTTATAATATCATTTATATTTAAGGTTGATGATGTTTTTAAATATGATAAAAATGGTGTTATAGTATTTCCAATAAATGCGTGTCCGGTATCAGATAATAAATCAATAACATCATTCACATTTGATTTATTTGTTATATTACCTTTTATATAATCTGATAGAAATGTCCAAGAACGAGGTGTTGCATATGCAGAGGTTTCTGTTGTTGGATTTACATAATAATTAGTTGGATAAGCTAATAAAAACTTTACTATTGGTTCATAAATATTATCATTTGCATAATATTCTATCCACTCTTTTAAATCTAAAGTATGTTTTAAGTGTATTAATCTATTATTTAAAGCAGAATCAAAATCTTCAACATCTGTACCATCTTGTGATCCTAAATTACCAGATGCTATAAAATAAACATTATCATTAAATTTAAAATTTCTACCGATTGATCTTTCCAGTAAAATTTGCAAAGCGGCATTTCTAACCGATAATTGAGCTCTGTTTAATTCTTCAAAGTGTATTAAGGTTGGTCTCTTATTAGCTTCATGTGCCCATAATGGAATAACATGATCTAAAAAATTACCATCTTTGGTTTCTATAACTTTTGGGAATAAACCAACATCAGTTTCATCAACCATTGATAATCGCAAATCGTGATATTCTAAACCTAGTTTCTGTGCTATTGATCTGGAAATAGCAGATTTAGCAATTCCAGGATTTGATGTGATATAAAGAACACCACTATTATTCTTAATTATATTATAGTATTTAAGTTCTTTCTTATTTAATTTTGAGTAATTTAAAGGTATTTTATCCATACATTTTCATATTTGGATAAATATATTTCTAAGTTTACTTTTTGTTTATTTTTGAGTGAATATCATCAGTTTCTTCTTTATTAAGCAACTGTTTAAGATACATATAGATATATTTTTTATATCTATTTTTAACTTCTTCATCACACTTAGATATTTCCTTCCACATTATATGTCTTGTCATATTTTTAATCGCATCTTCTGCGGTTAAACCATGTTTAATATGATTATGTTGTATCAAATCATTTGCAATAGTATATGAAAAAGCCATTATCTCATCCTTATTAGAAAAATATGCTTTAATATCAAGTGGAGATGGTAATGTATATTCTATTTTACCTCTACGTTTAGACTGTTCAGCATGTACAAATTCATGTTCAATTATATTATTAAATTGATTAATAAACATTGGACTTTCTAATGTTTGTTTGGATGCTGGTTTTGTAAAAACAAACATTGGTCTTTTTCTTATTGGATGAAATAGTGCAAAGTATGGAGGACCATTTTTTGGAGGTGCTGTCTTTTTATCCTCATCACTTAAAGATTCATAAAACTCATTATATGAGACAACGTCAATACCCCTTTCCTTACACCATAATTTAAAATTTTTTTTCTCCAACTCTTTTGGATGGTAATTAATTTTATTAGGTATGATAACGGATTCAAATATCCTATACGTTTTTAAATGTTTCATGTTATATATATTAAGTAAAAAGTACAAGATTATGATATATATAAATTATATATAGATTAAACATTATTTTATTATGAGTGGTAAATCGTTAAATGATATTTGGAGACAAATAGAAATTGATAGACAGAATAGAGTCAACGAAGATAGAATTGCGTAAATAGGCATATTAGCAGGTTTCCCCTACCCACATCTCAGATTTTAGTACGACTTCTGCTAATTCTTATGTAAAAGAATAATGATTAGTTTTGGATTTCTATTACCCTATAATGAATTGAATAGAAGTGAAAACGAACCGAGGGTTCGGTTAAGTAAAAGAATTAAAAAATATTTTCAGAATTAGTAATTATCCCAATAGAATTTATTACACTCCTCATAATTTAGAATAAATCCATAATAAATCTCTCGATCTTCGGTTGTCTCAATTATTGAATCGCTATCTCTCAAACAAACCCAAGAATGCTGTCTCCATATATTATCATTTGACATTGCCCACCCAGTGCATATATAAGCTGACTCATCACCATTTTTATCTGTATAGTTTTTCCAGAAATTAGATGCATTAAAGTGACATCTACTATCTCTCATTTTAACAATTGTTGAATCACATTTAAAAAACATACCACGATTTATTAATTTATCTAAATCTTCTTCGTATGTTTCAACTACTCTATCTCCAGCGTATCCTAAAATATATCTTTTAAATTATCAAATGTATTCACCGACTCATTAAACTTTCTTATTCTCATTATTTAGATATTTGTTTCTTTACTTGGTATTTCTATTTGCTCTTCTGTTCCGATGGGTTCAATTTTTTTAGATATACCTTTTTTCTTTTCTTTTTCTTCTTGAGCCTCTACCTCATCTGCAACATTTGGATATATTTTGCCATCAGAATCTTCTTCCCATTTTATTTTATAATAATCGTCAAAATTCAAAAGACCAGATTTCGCTAGTTCAATTTCATGTGAAATATTTAGGTTATAATCTATAAACGTATTTATTTTATCTACAAATCTATTAAATAGATCTAATGTATTTTTTGTAAATACACCAATTTCCTTTTTCCTCTTTTTATTAAATGAACCTAATATTATTTTGAATAAGTATTCAATTTTATAATCTTCCTCAACATATTCCTTTGTTAATTTATTTGGAAGAACCTCTATATTTAATTTAAACTTTTCTTTATTAAAGAACTTAGGTATAACAAAATTAAATCCCAATATATCATCTTTAACGTTCCCAATATAGATATTGAACATTTTGCATATTAACTCCAAATACATTTCGTCCCTTTTAGTTGAGGTTAATTTAATTTTATTAAAATCAACCAATTGACAAAATTGCAAAAAGTTTATAATCATTAGTGAATATATCTCAACAAATTCTGTAGAATTTGTATCAGAAGCCTTTTGATATAATGGATTTAAAATCTGAAATGAAATATCATCATCATAATTACCATCTAATTTTATAACCAACTTTTCTAAATTCTCTTGGAAGTTTTCATTATTCATTAGAAATGAACTTTTAAGTGTTGGGTTTAGTAATTTATAAAAGAAATAAGTAAATGATGATTCATCAAAAACATATTCTAAATCCTTTTCAGATGTATTTACAAAATATGTTATTGCTTCTTTTTGTACATCTGATAATATACCTTTAAATAAAATAGGTAAGTGATCAACTTGCATTAAATTAGAATATTCTACCAATTCCTCATAAGAATATGAGAATTTATTTGTCTTATAAATACCAGTTAATACTAAATTGTTAAGAGGTACTCTATCATAATTTATGTTTGCTGGTTGCTCATCTGGAAAGTATTCAAATTGAAACCACCAATTTTTATTTAATAGTGATTTTACCCGTTTGTCTAAAGTAGAGAAATGTTCAATACATTTGTTATAGAACTTTTGTAAAGCCAAATCAACCAAATTAATTGGATCGTTATTTAAGGACTTTGGTTTTATCTGTAGGTTTTCACCATTCCAGTTAACGAAGATTTTACTACCTTGTATATCTTCTGTTATGATAATTGTGTTGTCAAATATCTTACCAAGTAATTCTTTGCCTTCATTATCATTTAATGTTATTAATCTTGCCATTTATTAGATCTTTTGTTTTTTAATCTAAAAGTATATATTTATTTACTATCTTTGTATTTTAATGAATTTTGGTAAATTACATATTGATGGATTTCCACTAATTTCTGATATTCTTGATATTTTTCAAGAAATATCTGATGAGTATCGATCACATATATATATCGATAACCAACAAATATCATATGTTGGGTATAATGGTATTAGAAGAGTTTATTGTACCACTGGAAATAGGTTTACATCAGACCAAGTATTATAGACGAGTTGAAATAAAGATATATGTAGGTGCACATACTATTCTTAATAAAAAAGATCTTGAAAAATTAGTTAAATTCTGTATAAATCGAAATGATAAGTTAAGGTATATAGATATAGAGAGAATGGGTATTTTTGATAACTATCGATGCATAATAGAATATAATGATTATGTTGGTGATGAATTAAATAAAAAATTACATGAAATTTCTAAGTAGATTATTTAAACCACCAACTCCAGAAGAAGTAATTGTAAAGTTTTGCCAAAAGCATAAGATTACACAATATCATATTAATGATGATTTAACAATTGATGTTAATGATAGTGTCTTTTTAAGAGGTTTAGGTTTTGAAAAACTACGCATTTAGATTGAATATTATTTTTATCATACCATTAGCTTCTAGTTCTGGATCACTTACTTCATACATAATATCGGTCATTTCAAATGATTTTCTTGATTTTACAACTTTTAGCACTTCAAACATTTCATAGAAGTCCTCAAATTTGGAACCAATATAAATAGAGACAGTAATAAAATTACTAAAAATCTTGTCACCTGAAGCATCTGATTCTTCTGATATAGAATATTTAACCTCATAGGCCAAATCAATAACCTCTTGTATAAGAGGTTCAATTTTTAATATTCTTGATAACTGACCAACAAAAAATTCTATACCACTTACAATATAATCATAATCAAATCCATTATCCTCATTTGGATTATATCTAATAATAGTTTCTACTATATCATTTGCTATGTATGGTTCTGTTTCAAATCCTATAGTTCCTAAAAGTTCATATACGGACATATCCTCTTCCCCATTATATAGGTTTTCCCATTTGTCTTTATTATTAACTAATAAATTAACATCAGAAAGTAATTTCTTCTCTTTTAAATATTTCTGAGTCGAACCTTGTTTTGATTCATTAAAATCGGTATATCTATTTATTTTCATATTGTGATTTATATATTAAAAAACGAAACCAAAAACTAAAAAATATGTTTAATATATAAACTATAAGGATGAATATTAATCGATATAAACATATAGATTTTCATAGATCTAAAGAAGTCTCCAAAAAAATTGAAGCCTTATTTTTATTATATGATAAACAGTGTGAAGATAGTAAGATAAAAACCTATATCGGTAAGATTATATTGATAAATCATTTTATAAAAACCTTAATCGATAAGGAGGAATTTGAAGTAGCAGTTGCTTTTATTGAAAGAAAGAGAAAGAAACAATTTAAATATAAAAATGCTAGACGTGTATTATCATTTCAATTATTATATAGATTCAATAAAATAAAAATAAGAGAGAAGTTATTTATATGGAAAGAAAAAAAGTATAGATATTGATAAATTAAATCAGGTTGCAAAGAAATTCGCATTGATTAACTCACACATTGAATCTGGTAAAGAAATTCCTAAAGAATTATCTGAGAATTTTATAACATTTGATTTGACAGATGATCCATATAAAGATATAGATATAGAATAGTTATCCAATCTTTTCAAACCACCAATTGAAGTAGAAGTAATTTAATCCATCCATTAAACATTCAGATCCCTTAAAATCAATTATTAATTTATTATCATAACATTTTAAAACTTTGATCTTACTTCCTGATTTTAATGTATATAAATTACCATTTAATGTACCAGTAACTAGTATATCCTTTAATGATAGATATTCACCTCTTTCTATCTCCATCCATTTTTTAACACACTTTATTAATAGACCTTTAGTTCTTATAATCCATTCTTTAGATTTTATTAATGAATTATCTATAAATGCTTCTGTTTTTACTTCCGGATTTAATGAGTCAAAATTTTTAATCACACCGAAATATTCTTTATCACAAATTACAAATGTTATATAAACATCCAAATATCCAGAACCATTTTGATACATTCTTTGTATTTTTATATCCGAAATCTCTTGACCATCAATCAATCTATTATTTGTGACAGAATAAATAAATCCAGAGTTATTAAGAGTTGCTAATATTGAGTTTAATTTCCTAGTAGCGGATAAAACATTAGACGCGTGTTGGTCATATGAGTCCATACCTAAATCTGGGTCATTGACATTTGGTGATACACCAGATATATCTGGATTGAAACGACGCACATTGAACTCAGTGAACTCAAGTATTCTGTATGCATTATATTTCTTAATATATTTGGACATATTATATATATTAAGTTTCTATTTTGTATTCTTTAGTTTCCAACCCGGTATGTTAAATATAGAAACATTATAGAAGTTACATAGTGATTCTAAACTAATATAGTCAATAATATCACCTTTTATAACTTCAAACTCTATTATTCTGTCATAAATATCTTTATCATTTTCATCTATGCCTCTGGACTTAATAAATTTAATAAGATTTTGTATTGGAGTATTTGTATAGTCTATATGTTCATACTGTTCTGGTAATCGTCTTAATGATGTATTTGCCGCAGTAATGGTTAGATTATTATTAGAACTATCTATGTATTCTAAATTTTTGTCATTAGATAGATTTAAGTGATTAAGTGTATCTGGTACTTTTATACTTTTTAAAGTATCGGAACCATTTATCAGTAGATATTTTATTAATGGTGGTACGTAGTCAATATTTACTAACCCATCACAATTTATCAAATTTAGTGTATGTATATTACATTCACTAAATTTTTTTAAATCTGATAAGGTACCCTTTTTAATTATTAACATATTACATTTATTAAACTTTGGGAGGTCAATATCTCCTATAATTTCCAAAGTATCAATTTCTCCAAATTTATAATCATATTCATTACCAAATTCAGTTTTTATTGTTTTTGGTATGACATCATCACTATGAAGTATCATACTACCAATATCTATAATATTATTGTCTCTAATATAAATATTTCTTGATCTTTTAAATGATCTAAGAACATCTTCCGGAAAAATTGTGGATTTCCTAGATTCATTAAATGTATTATATCTACCTAATTTCATTAAATCTATATATTAAAAATATAACTTAATATATAAGAATATGAAAATAATTAAAAAATATAAATTATTCTTAGAATCAACGTTTCTAAATTCCCGTGGTGAGAGTTTAGAAAAAAATCAAAATTCTGGTAGTGTGGAAATATCCAATGATATTATGATTAAATTAGATTATATAGAAGATATGTGGAGATCACATAATTATTATGGATATTTTGATGATATTAATGATAAAATAGAATGTATTGAGGATTTCTATGAGAAATATGGTTTTGATGAAGATAGTATGTTAAGTGATGATGATTTTATGATAGAGGTTTATAAAATAAATGGAAAATCCTTTTTAGAAGATATTAAAAAAACATATGATGAATTAAAGAAACTAGAATCAGAATCACATATACCTACAAAAGAAGAATTAATAAATATATTAACACCTTTACAAGATACTATTAGTGATAACTTCGATACTAATAGATTATATAGTGAATATAGAGGATTTCATTGGTTTATAACAGCTAAAGTATTTGAACACGAAAAAGAGGATTTTTTAAATGAACTTAAAAATCTAGATGAGAAACTATCATATAATAACCCAAAGCTATCTATAGTAGAAGCTAGTGAATCCGATAGACAAACCATTACTGGTGAAGATGATGAGGATGATATAGAATATACAACCTATGTATTATATTTATATGAATCGGATAAAGAGGGAAAATATATTAGCCAGTATCTTGAAACAGATATAGAAGAAAATGAGGATGAAGATGATATAACAGAAGGTCTTGTATCTAAATTAAAAGATGTATTTACATCACCAGAAAAAACTGCACAAAAATACATAGACCTATTAAAAGGTCAAGTATTTAATTTAACTGCAAAATCTGGTAGTATGAATGGTAGAACTAAATTTGAGATTACTATAGATGGTCATAACATATATTATCTACAAAGAGGTGGAGATCCAAAAACAATATTGTATATTGATGGTAAAGAATTTAATCCAGGTGCTATACTAAAAAGAGAGATAATTAAAGAAATTAATAGAATATCACATGATACATATAATATGTTATCTAAGTTTATAACTAAATCACACTCTTATAACTATGGGTCATATCCGGAATTATTACCAGAAATGACGAGAGAAGAACTAAAATTTAGATTCGATGAATTTGATGTTATTAAAGATTATAAATATCTTGATATGTTATCACTTGAATCATTATTTAAATTTTATAATATCGAATTGGATGATGAGAAGAAACGATTACTAGTGCAACTAGATAGAAAATTTATTTTCATAAATATATGAAATATTTAAAAAGATTTAATGAATCAGATTGGGATAATATAGGGAAAAGAACCCCACATATATCACACCATTTTTTATCAAAAACACTATCTGATATTATTGGTGTTAGTACTACAGAAATATCTGATAGAATTGATGAGTTTGAAGTTATAAAAAATGGTAATATTGATTATATTAGTTTAAATTCACTACTTGATTTCTATAACATTAAATATACAAAATCCGAATTCATTAAACACTACAATGATAATATAAAATCATTAATGAATAAACCACAAGTTAAATTATTAAAAAGCGAAGTTAGTAATATGTTACTACATGAAAGTGTAACATCATCATATTCAGAAGAAACTACCGGATTAGAATTTATCATAGGATATGATAATACCGGATGTCTTGTACCAGATATGATATATAAAAATGAAGAAGCAGTACATGGTCTTTGGTTAAATACAAATACTGTTATAGAAATTGCTGTTCAACATTGGTCAGATAGATTAAGAAAGGGTTATAAACTATTAATACATTCATATAAAGAAAGAACATTAAATAGTAAAAAAGAAGTAAATGGTACTCCTGATGTAACCTGGTCAATAGATGTTATTTCCGAAAAACCACTCACATTTAAATAATATGAAATACTTAAAAAGATTTAATGAAGGAATAATTGACTTCTATAAAAAAGATACTAAAGTTGCGGAACAATTATTAGATATGCTTAATATACAAATTATAACACCTTATTATATTAGTTCTTCAAATGTTGATGGTATTTATACCACATCCATAATATCAAATGATAATAAAACCATAAAGAGAGAAATACATGGTCATGTGGATAGAATTATAAAGATTTTTATAGATGATAGAGAAATAAATATATCAAAATCATTAGCATCAAAAATATCGGATAGAGTTGGTATAATTTATGTTACTACAGATGGATTCTTTTCATATCTAATACATCATAAAATAATAGATATTAGTAAATTACCAAATACAAATACTATAGGAGATATTAAGAATGAATTGAAAGATAGATTTATGGAATTTGACGTAATTAAAAATAATCAGATAGATATACTTAGTTTAGAATCAGTATTTAAATTCTATGATATGAATTTTACAGAAGAAATTAAAAATAAAATTATCCATAATAATCGGGGAATTATGGGGGAATTTAAATATATTAATGTTTAAAGTACTTTGTTAAAGTCTCTACAATGTTATCAATTTGGTCATATCTTAATCTAATAAGTGTAATGAAATTATCCTCACAATAATCTGATTTAATTTTATCATTTACTTTTAGTCTTTCATATGTTTCTAATCCACCAAAATGTTCAATTGGTTCGAAATGTTGCTTCCCATCAAATTCAATACAGATTCTTTTACTGGGAATATAAAAGTCAAACGGAAGTTCAAGTACATTTTTACAATCATTAAACTTATGTTGTCTATAATAACTAATACTATTTTTGTCTAAATATTTAGACACCAGTTTCTCTCCTTTAGACTCATTACAATTTGGGCACCCACATCCTTGTAAATGACTTAATGGATTTTGAGTAAAGTCACCATGAACTGGACAAGTAATAATAACTTTAATTTGATTCTTTACATAGTCAGTTTTTTCGTATGTGTATTTATTATCATGTATAATATTAGACTCTTTGATGAATTGATCTGTGGTTTTTCTTCTAGCCAAAACAATATTTTCTGGTCTACAATTAAGATGCTGTGATGGTGTTTGATTGTATATAATACCAGTTTTTTTGTGAATAATAGTAACCTTAGATTTACAGTGATTATATACTACTAAAGAGTAATCATAATCTTCTCCCCACTTATCTATAGATTTTTTAATAAAATAATCTCTATTCATATGAGCTTCGGGCGCCATTCCACTTGCATGATGATTAGCAACTTGCTCAAATATCACACCTTGATATATTACTTTAATTTTATTTAAAGATCCATTATATTCTACTAAAGAATAATCATATTTATCACCCCACATATTATAACATTCATTTAAAAATTCTTCTTTTGTTTTTTTTGGAGTATTTTTTTCTGGACATCTACCTAGAGTTATGTGCTTAACTACTTTTTGTCTGTATATATTTCCTTTATATTCTATTTCAATATCATCAGTTGATAATATTTTATCTCTTAGGTTTAGATAGTTATATTTATATCCGTGTTTTTCTCGAGATCTTGTTAGAAATTCTTCTTTTGTCATATACTATATATTAACTAGTGTTACTCCCCTTTTCTTTTTCTGTAAGTGTTTATTTTTTATTTGTAAAGGAGGGAATGAAATTTAATATATACCATATAAAAATTATAATTAAAAATGGCAAAACAAGTTGGAAAAGATGTTAAAAAGTTTGAATTTTCTAAAGTAGGATCTATTTTGGATAACATTTCAAAAACAGTACCTATTCAAATAGAAAAGGAAGTAAAAGAACGTACATTTATTAGCACCGGAAATTATTTACTTAATGCTGCATTAAGTGGATCACTATATGGTGGGATAACAACAAATAGAATTACCGCATTCGCTGGAGAATCGGGGTGTGGAAAATCATATTTAGCATATTCTGTTTCTAAACACGCACAAAGAGATGGATATTCTGTTATCTATATTGATACTGAACAGGCAGTTGATCTACAAGATTTACCAAAATTTGGTATTGATATATCATTGGATAAGTTTAGATTAATTCGTTCTAATAAAGTTGAGGATGTTAATATATTGTTAACTCAACTAGTTGATGAATTAAAGGAACAAAAATTGGCTGGATTCGAGTTACCTAAATTATTAATTGTGTTAGACTCATTGGGTCAAATGGCATCAAATAAAGAAAAAGAAGATTTATTAAAAGGTGATATTAAGCAAGATATGACTAAAGCTAAGGCATTAGGTTCTTTATTTAGAAGTATTAATACTGACTTAGGATATTTAGATATTCCATTTTTGGTGTTAAACCATACATATTTAACATTAGACCTTTTCCCAAGAAGTGTACTTAAAGGCGGAAATGGTCTATTGTATTCTGCATCAGTAATAGGATTTATGTCCAAATCCCAACTAAAAACTGGACAAGAAGATGACATGGATTTAGGGTCATCTGGTATTTCTGTTTTATTTAAAACACAGAAAAATAGAATGGCTAAACCTAAAAAGATTAGATTTGATATTTCATTTGCAACAGGATTAAATCCATATACCGGTCTTGATGTATTTTGCCGACCAGAGTTTTTTAGTAAAATTGGAATTGCTCAAGGTAAGATGGATGTTGATAAGAAAACAGGTGAAATGACATTTACTCCTGGTGGGAACAGATGGTATATTAATCATTTAAATAAATCAGTTACTACAAAACAATTATTCACACCGGAAGTTTTTACCGAAGATGTTATAAAAAGAATGGAGCCAATTGTAAGTGATTATTTTAGATTCAAATCGGTTGAAGAGATTGAAGATATGGAAAAATCATTTGAGGATGCCATTGGTAAAGATGAGTTTAGTGATACTGATTTAGATGATATTGATTCAGCAGATTTATTTGCATAACATATTTGATTAAGTAGAATCTTCGTGTATAAAACATTCGCCATTTTTTACCCATGTGGTTTTGGTTTAGTCGGTATAAGGACTCCGACACTGTTGATTCTAACTTAATTAAAAAATAATTAAACACTATGAGTAAAGAAACAGAATTTTATGGAGAGAAAGCAATTAAAGACCTTTTATCCAAAAGAGAAGAAATAAATAAAGAACTTGAAAAATTTGGATATAAAGATAAAACTTTAGAGTCTAGTAAGGATTTAGAAAAGTCTTTAGTTGAAGAGCTATTTGATATTCCATCAAATGATAACAAGTCCTATTTAACATTAAAATTGATTAAGAAAGAAGGATTTGATACTGATACAATCAGAGAATATATCGATAAATTGGATTGGCATATTTTATCTGATTATTACACATTCACACAAGAAGAAGTAATTGAATTTAAAGATAGAATTTCTATTATCAATTTAAATGTTAATACCTATAAAAATTTATCTTTTGATTTTATTAGAGAGAACAAGAGTAATATAAATTGGCAGAGAATGTCATATATTGATATGGGGTTTGAATTCCTATTATACTTTAAAGACTCTATTGATTGGAATGTTGCTTCACTTAATTACTCTTTAACAGAGAATCAAATAGAGATGTTATCTGATAAGGTTAATTGGACTAATATAACATTATCTCAAGATTTATCAGAAAACTTTTTAATTAAGTGGTGTGATAAGTTAGATGCTAGTTATATATTATTATATAAGCCAAGTGAGGAAGTAAAAGAATTATATAGAACAAAAATTGAAGAGCGAAAAGAATATCATAGATCACAAGCTACTAAATGGGAAACTTCGTTGGGTGGTGATATTGATTTAAGTATTTTTAGGGATCAAGGAATAATAAATCCAGGTAATATATGGAATACAGAAAGGTATATGGATTTTTTAGATAAACATGATGATAAGGAATACAAAGATAGCTTAGATAATTATGTACCAGAAGATACACATTCTATTGAAGATGATTCTGACTTTCTAAATCTTGATGAAGAAGATGATTAAGATTGTTTATGATAAATCGATAGAAAGTAATCAATTCTTTAGTAGCTTTGGTGAAATTAATCAATTAGTTGTTAACTATTTAAATGATAATGTTTATACTTATGAATTTGGTGAATTTTGTATAGATAATGGTGGGTTCTATATAATGGGTAAAGAATATATGGGATTGTATGAAGATGAACATATATCATTTGCTTCTATAGATGATGGTAAAATATTTAGATTAAACAAACAAATTATTTTTAAATATAAACGATGTTATAATCCATGTAGGGCATTTTGTTATACATTTAGTGTTCCTAGTGATATTTCTATAACATATTTACCAGACCATAATGTTATGGTTCGGGAACTAAAGTTTAAACAATTATTTGATGAAGAAGTTAAACCTAACAGATATAGTAAATTATCTATTTATAAACCGAGTAAAATATAAAACTCTATCAATTGATGATAAAAAGTATTTCTTTTTTATTATAAATAGATATTTATCAAAAATATACCCAAAACAAGCCCAAGAATTTAATATTAAGGGTATAGATGAGAGTATCTGTATGGATTTGTGGTTTGTTTACTTGAATGGTAAGAATTTAATGAAAGAATTTTGGTCTAAGCCAAAAATAACTAAGATTTCTGAAAGAGAAAAGATTGATAAAGAACTTTTGATAGAGTTTGAGATAAAAGAAGAGGATTATCTATTTCTCAATAAATATCATAAAGAACTTTTAGATAATCTTTTAGAAGATTAAAAAATAAATAAAATTATGTCAGAGAATATGAAATGGTATGCTGTACGAGTTGTTACAGGTAAAGAGAAGTCAGTTAGAGATTCTTTAGAAAAAGAATTAAAAGCGGAGGGACTTGACAAATATGTAAATAATATTGTATTACCTACTGAAAATGAAGTTAAATTAAAGAATGGGAAGAAATATACTAGAGAAAAAATTACATTCCCTGGTTACCTATTAATTGAAGCTGATTTGGTTGGTGAGTTGCCAAAGACAATTAGAAACTTTAAAAATGTTGCTGGTTTTACAACCGATAGTAAAAATGGATCTCCTGTTGCATTAAGACAGTCAGAGATTGAAAGAATTTTTGGTCGTATTGAAGAAACAAGTAAAGCAGAATATATAATTGAGGGAGAATCGGTTAATATTATTGATGGGCCTTTTAGTGGATTCAAAGGATGTGTTACTTGGATTGATATGAGTGCAAATAAATTAAAAGTAGATGTTCCAGTATTTGGGAGAAATACTAATTTAGAATTATCATTAATGCAAATTGAAAAAGTAAAATAATGAAAACCGAAGAAGAAATTAGTAAACATTTAGTTAAGTTATTAAGAAAGGGTAATAGAGCTGTTTATATTGATTTTGTTAATAAATATTTACCAAAGAAATTTACAAATAAATCAATATCTGATATGGCTGAGTATATAGTTAAGAAAAATATAGAAATCAAAGAAGTAAAATAATGGAAACATTACTTGTATTATATCAACACGAATATGATTGTATTTCTTGGTTAGGAATAATAAAAGAGTCTGAATTAGATAATTATGTTGATAAATATATAGAACATAAAAAATCAACATATACTCCATTTGAAGTTATTGAAGTAAATAAATCAACTGGTGGTATTTTAATTAGAATTAAATTCCTATCCAACCCAAAAGACACATCATATTTTTGTATAGATATTTTGAAAATAGAGGAAAGTGATATAAATAAATATACATTTCAATGATTACACAAGATTTAAAAAAAGAAGCAGACTACTTATCCTTAGGCATAACTTGTAATATATTAAAATCTGAATTGCCTTGTTTCATTTGGAATACCGATGAAAAGAATATTGTTTCTTATCCACTTACACACGAAGTAGTTAATGGTATGATACAAATAAAGCCTGGTAATGTATGGAGTTCAGTCAGAACTTATACTGAACTTAATGAAGATATTATTAGTGAAATTAATTCTAGTTATGGTATAGTTATTTTGGAAAAATCCGAATTGTGTCAAAGATCAGCTCGAATTGATTATAGATTTGCTATAGTAAACTAAACAAAAAGACTGATTTAATCAGTCTTTTTTTATTTCTAGTATCTTCTTCTTTAACTCTAAGTCTTGTTTAAAGAAATGTTGATAATCTGGATTCTTCAATTCTCCACCCCAACCAAAACCATACTTTTTAAATATATTGACAACTTCATCATTTATTGTCCCTATTTGTTTTTTATCATAGACTCTACCTTCTATCTTATGAGCATTTGGATGAACCCAGGGATTTTGAAATGGATTTATATCTATAGCACTGCCAGTTGCATGATCTGATACAGATGTACTACCAATTACAAATCTATAATTAAAGCATGATGAATTATTATGTTTCACTGATTCCATGTCATCCCAATTAAATTCAGAAACAGGTATAACAGAATTAATTGGAAATTTTAATTTTAGTAAGTCATCAAATACTAACTTCAAATCATTTGATATATTTTTGTTGCATACAATGAATCCGGTAACTATTTGATTTTGAAAGTTATAGTGTTTAACTTGTATTAAGTCTAAACTATCAATTACTATTTGTGGTATGTCTTTTCCTTTAAGGAATATATTTAAATTCATATCATCATATATATTAATATCAAACATTTCAAATAAAATATCTATAATTACCTATGATAATTAAAGAAATAAGAATAAAAGGTTTTAAATCTTTTGGTAATAATGTACAAACTGTTAAAATGAATCCTGAGGTTGGTGAATTATCACTACTTGTAGGTTCAAATGGTTCTGGGAAGTCTTCACTACTATCTAGTGTAGATTATGCACTATACGGAAAGGTTCGTGGAAATAAGAAAAAGAATTTATCACAATCATCTATAGTTAATAGAATAAATGGGGAGTTATTAGTAGAACTTGATTTTATATCAAACTCAACTGAACTTACAGTTAAAAGAGGAATTGGTCCTTCTATACTTGAGTTATATGAAAATGGAAATCTATTTGATAGAGCTGGTAAAGTAAATGTCGAAGATAAAATACAAAAGTATGTTGGTATGGATTTAGAAACATTTAAATCATTTATATCAATGTCAATTAATGACTTTAAAAACTTTATATCTTTATCAACAGAAGAGAAGAAGCTATTACTTGATAAATTATTTAACTTAGAAGTAATTAACCTAATGAATGATTCTTTAAAATCATTAAACTCGGAGAATAAGAAACTATTAGAAATTTCTGAAAGAGAAATACAATCATATGTACATTCAATAGAATCAATTAAAAGAAATTTAGAAAAGATAAAGCAACAAGAAATGTTAAATGTCTCCACCGAAATTGAAGATATAAAGCAAAAAATGATCCCTAAGAAAGAGGAATATGAAAAACTAAGAGAGAAGATAGTTAAAATAAAGGAAAAAGAAAAAGAAATTGATGATAAATTAGACACATTTAAATCTGATATTATTAATATAATGAATGATATTAGAAATAATCAGAAGTCAATTGATCTATATAATTCTGGTAAATGTCCTACTTGTCAATCTGATTTAACTGACTCAATACATACTGAGTTTTTGAACTCAATGGTTGAGAAAAATAATGTATTGAATAAGTCAAAGTCCGAAATTGAGAACTCAGCTAAAGATTGGAAAGAAAAGAAAGTTAAGATAACATCTATTAAAGATGAATCCGATACAATCTATAACGAATTGGTCTTTGAACTTAGACAGTCAAAGAATAAATTGGAGGAATTAGCTAAGAAAAATGAGAGTAATATACAATCAGATAGTATGTCTAAATTTTTAGAATCTATTACTGAAATTGAATCTAAGAAAGAAAAGATTACTTTACAATCAGATGAGTGTAAAGATAAGATGATGTATCACAAAGAACTATCAAAAGTCTTTTCTGATGATGGAGTTAAGAAAATTATTATTAAGAATATAATTGGACCTATTAACTTTTTTATAGAAGAGAATTTAAGAAAGATGAATATGCCATTTAATATTAAATTAGATGAAACATTTGATGCTACTGTCTATTCCCTTGGTAGTGAGATTGACCCAGAGACTCTATCAACTGGGGAACAAAAATTAGCCAATGTTTGTATTTTAATAGCATATCTTAAATTGATAAGAACTAAAAAACAAATTAACATCTTGTTTTTGGATGAAGTCTTCTCTAGCGTAGATTTACACAATGTTGAGAGAATATTACATCTATTAAAATCATTTGCTAACGAATATAATATAAATATATTTATGGTTCATCATTCTATATTAAACGCAGAAAACTTTGATAGAATAATTAAGGTCGAAAAAAGTATTTTTACTGAGCTTATAGAAGTTTCTAAAGTAGAAATGGTAGGTACTTAGTTATATTTTTAATATCATAATATGGTATTCTAATTAATTTGACTCCGTTTGTTTCACAATATATATTTTTTGATAGATCTCTTTGTACTTGCTTATGAAAACTATCAATACCACCAAAGATTGTAACTGGCTTGTAATGTTGGATACCATCAAATTCTATACAGGTATTTTCATTAGGTATATAAAAGTCAAATACTAAGTTAAAATTATCAAATTTATGTTGATATTTGTAATCTATTTTGTATCTATTTAATATTGATATAATTTTTAGTTCACCATTAGACATTTTACAAACTGGACACCCATTCATAGATAAGTGTTTTGTTGGTCTTTGATAAAATGATCCATGCTTTTTACATATAATCTCTACCGGAATATTTGCAGATTTGTACTCAACTTTGTCATATAGATAAAAGTCATTATGTATTTCTTTACACTTATTGATAAATGATTCTGTCGTATGTTTTCTAGAATGAGTACAGTTTATACAACCCTGTTTTAAATTTAAATGATTATTTGCTTTTTGTTCAAATATGCCATGTTCAGGGCATATTATTTTTACTCTATGTGACATGGATTTAAAATCAACCAAACTATAATCATACTTATTATTATGTGCGCATTTTGATAATTCTACGAATTCTACAGTTGTATATTTTTTAACTTTGGCGCAAACTGAACAACCCTGACCAGATATATGATTTGCTGGCGATTGATCAAATATCCCATGTTCTTTACACAGTATATTTACTTTTGTATATGAATCAATGTAATCAACCAAACTATAATCATATCGATTATTATGTACTTTATTTGACTTAGATATAAATAAATTTTTATCATATTTAATACCACCTCCACACAAAGGACAACCCTGTCCTTGCATATGTGCTCCCGGAACTTGTCTAAAAATACCATGTTCTCTACAAATAATATCTACCTTGGTGCTATTATTTTTGTATTCAACAAGAGAATATTCATACTTATTTGCGTGAACCTCATTAGACTTAAAAATAAATTCATCTTTGCTTAGTTTTCTCATATACTATATATTAAAACAAAAATATTAATTTTCCTATATTAATATATATACTGAAAATAAAATACTAAATGGATAAGAATAAAAACTACTATTATATACTAGGTCTTGAAAAGACTTGTACACAAAATGAGATTAAAAAATCTTATAGAGTTCTAAGTAAGAAATATCATCCAGATGTTTGCCAAGATGATGAACTAAAATATATGTTCTCGGAAGTTAATGAAGCATATGATGTTTTATACAATGAAGATACCAGAGAAGAATGGGATTCTAAGTCTAGATTTGGAAGAAATTATGATACTGAAAATGATTTGGAAAACTTTGAGTTTACAAATGACTCAGATCAGTACTCCTTTTATAAAGAGGAGTTTTTGAAAAGTGCTGGTGACTCTATTAATATATTATTACAATTAAAAGTCTTTCAAGAAGAAGTTACATACACTAGATTACTTATGTGTAATGATTGTGATAGTAGTGGATATGATAAAAGTAAATTATCTGAATGTATAGTCTGTAAAGGAGAGGGGAAGTCGAATAGTGGTAGAGACTGTTTTGTTTGTAGTGGGAAAGGATTTATGGAGTCCGAAGATTGTGAAGCATGTTATGGTGAAGGTAAAAGAAATGGACTTGATTGTTCATTTTGCAAATCAACTGGTAAAATTAACTTGGGTATCTGTGATTGTTGTGAGGGTAAAGGACGAATTAAAGTAAAAGAAATTCTAAAATTAAAATTAGAGGATTTTAAAGATAATAAGTTAATAGTAGAAGGAAAAGGAAACTCGTCTAAAGTTATTGGTGGAGCAATGGGTAATGTCTATTTGAAGATATTGGATTAAATAAAAACTGGTATATTATTCTTTAATTTAGCTGAGTTTTCTAACAAATAAAATTGTTCATAATCATATTCGATATTATAATATCTGAATAATGATTCCAATGAGATTAAATCTACTTTACCATTTTTAATCACATCAAATTCATCTAATCGATCAATAATTTTATTAGGTGTGATGTTCAATATTCTTAACTCAAATAATAAATTATAATTATTTGTGATTATTCTCTCTATACTTTTTATTAATCCTAATTTATAATCCCAACCTAGATTAAATACCATTTTAGTATCGACAAAAAAAGAACCACTTTGATATATTAGTCTTTCATATGAAAATTGAAAACACTCACTATTCTTGTAAATTATATTAAAATTAAAATGCATTAATTCTAATTTTGAATATATCATCTTTGTATATTTAACAGAATCAAATTTTTTAGACATGATACAAATATACGAAAAATATAATTAATATAATTTATTTTTTATTTTACTACACCTATCATAATCCTCTAAGTCCTCATACTTCTTTAACATCTGTTTTCTTTCTTCTATTGATGATAATTCAAGTTCTATTAGAAACATCAATTCTTTTTGATATTCTTTATCGGAATGTTTAAGTAAAGAATTAAACATCCATTTTTGTCTATCTGATATTTTATAATAATCAGACATAGAATAAATACCATTCTGTTTTAAAAAGTATATCATATTAGAAACATCATTTTTTAAATCAGTTTCTTTATCAGAATTAAATAATTCGTTTAGTCTTTTTATTCTATTCATTACTTAATCTCATATTTTTTATAATAATCAATGTATATATCTAATCTATCAATTTTATAGATTTGTTTCAAACACTCATTTATTTTCTTAATATTTTCACTAATTTTTAAACCGGTATCTGATTTCTCTAAATTATATGATATATTAATTTCCCAAAATCTACCCTCGATATATTCATTATCAAGTATCCATTCATAAAATTCTGATGTGTCTAATCCTAAATCATCTAAGAATTCCTCTAACTCTGATAACATATAACACTTATTAATTGGGTAGTCAAATATTTCTTTGTCTCTAGAATACTCTTTTTTAGAGAACCAAACTTTTATTTTACCATTTTTATAATGTTCCTTATATAAAGAGTGTATCTTTTCTAATATAATGTTAACCCATTCTTGTGAACGACCACCAAAATTTATTTTAGCAATCATCTCATCTTTTATACCAGTCTTTCTTTTAAAATCTTCTACTTTTTGTTGGTATAGTTCTTCATCTTTTGATGTATCAACACTAATCGGAAGCTCATAACACGAATCAAACTCAATTGATTTGTATTCGATTGATTCTTCCTCACCATACATATCTATTTCTTTGTGGTGATTATATTTGGAACGTGTATATTTTGGTAAGATAGGAGTTAAATTACTACCAATCCAGTCAATTATATCTTGTGTATATTTATCATATTTCACATCAAATTGTCTTGCATTTATACCATGAAATCTATATAATTCATTTAATACTAATTGTAGATCCAAACATTTATCAATTGGGTATTTCATCTCAGGTTTTGAGTATGATTCAAATACTTTATATGTTTTTATATATTTCATATAGTATATATTAAAAATCTTATGAGATAAGGTGTAAATTCATTCAGTAAATATTAATATATACATATTATGAAAATAGAGAAATATAATCAATACATTAAGCCTGTCCTAGAATTTAATAAGTGGGACGTTGATTTAGTAAAACAACTAGATGATTTTTTTACCGTAGGTATAGAATATGAGTTGTGTGCTAATGAAGATCCACAAGATGAACCTCCTGTTGAGAACTATGAGAAAGCAGCTAAATATGCTAAAGAAACGACATTATTAGCAATTAAAAGAAAGATGTCATATAACTTCAAGTTTGAAATGACGATGGATGAGATGGAGGCTTTTATAGATGATGTTATGGAGCAGGTTCTAGAATATTATTATGATGATGAGGATGAAGATGTATATGATGAAATTTTAAATGTTGAATTATATGATACATATACCGAGGAATTTATAATTGATACATTAGCATCGAATGTAATGAGATTTTTTGACTCACAAAATATGGAATATCTAATTAAGAGAGTTAAAGAAAAGATGCCTATTTTCTATAAAAAGTATAACCGAACATTTAAGTATGAATTAGAAGGTGATAATGAGAAACAACGTATTTTGGAATTCTCTCCTAAAACGTATGTCTCTGGTATTAATAATGCGACTCAACAATTAAATATGTTTTTTGATGAATTTGAGAAACAAGATTATTGGTACTTCAACCAAAGAACTGCTTTACATTTTAATGTTGGTATTAAAAGCGGAAAATTAAATCCATTAAAAGGTATAATCTTAATGAGTGACTTTAATAGAGGTGATAAAACACCATTTGTATTTAAAGGTATTGAACACCGACTACCAAATATTCATGTTGGATCGATGCTTGATAAATTAAAAGAATTATTAAAAGGTACATTAGATAGAAAAGTACACTCCAATACAAGAGACTTTGAAAAATTAGATACTTATAGAGAATATATTAAATCTAATATAGAAAAACTAGACTTACATAAATTGTCAGATTTGGAAGATTTTATGAATGATTTATTAGTTCGTGCTAATATTGACTTTTGGGTAAAGGAGTTTGGTTTAAATATAACTCAGTACAAAAAGAAATATGTAGAATTTAGATTTGTTGGTGGTGATGTTAAAAGAGATGTAGTGCTAGATAAATTATATTACTTCTCATATTTAACTTATGCTATGTCAAGTAATGAGTATAAACAAAAAGAATATATTAAAGGATTATATAAGTTTATTGAAGAGTTAAAAGAGATTATTAAGTAATGAAGTATCTTAAAAAGTTTAATGAATCATCCAAACCATTACTTCAAGTTTTGTCTGATATATCAAATAATATTGATAATACGGATAGAACAGAGGTAAACCAATTCGGGTATGGTTTGAAAATATATTGTCTTAATGATGGTGTTGATAATAATATAAGATTTACATATGATGGTTCGAATTATATAATAAACACTCTTACTTTATCGAATGGCATAACATATTTCTTAAAAAAGGATGGTAATAAATTACTAATAGATCAAGGAACTCTATCTTATTTCTATAAAAAATTAAATGATTACTGTGAATCGCAATTTTATAAAAAACTATTTAGAATTATTAGTGATGTGCAAGATGTTATGAAAACATTTTATATAAATGTTTATGATAGATTAGACGAATTTGAAGTAGTTAAGAATGGTAGGATAGATGAGGTTAGTGTCTCTAGCTTATATAACTATTATAATATAGAAGAATAGACAAAACAAATAGTCTCTTTATATATATCATATAAAAATAAATATTTATATGAAAAGAGAATCTATAAAGAATTATATTTCCAAGATAAATTTTAAAGATGAATCTAAATGGTCAGTAAAACAAATTAAATCAGACCTTAGATCAATGTTAGGAGAAGAGCCAGCAATCAAAATAACTCATAAGAAAGATGTTTATATCAATGAGTTGTTAGGTGAATCACAAGAAATTCAAACAACAGAAAAAATTGCTATCACATTTACTGATATTGATAACAAAATCAAAACAATAGAATTTTTAGTATAATATTATGCGGTGTGTTTATATTTCCAAATAAATCCACCACATGATTTTAATTTGTTGTTACAACATCTTTGTATATATCCTTTTGGTAGTTCTAGTGATAACTCTGCTTCTCTTATATATGCCCATTCTTTTATGAAAATGCCATCTAAAGAATATTGTAATATCGGTCTTTTTCTTAATCTGATATTTGATAGACTTAATTTTAATTCTATTTCTCCACTTTTTTGTCTCCAAATAAACCCACCAAATGAATTTATTTTTCCTGAACAACACATGGATATTCCGGAATTTTCGATGTTTAACTCTCTTTCTATTTCTGTTGAAGAGAACCATTCTTTTATAAAATTACCATCTATATCATATTGTAATACTGACTTTGCTTTAATTCTTCTCAATTTATCAATTGTCTCTTGACTTCTTTTCTTTTTTAATTTATTTTTTGTTTCCTCTGAATGTTTTGGCATTTTAAACATATTAGAGAGATGTGATTGTAATTTGCTTTCTTCATTTTTATATACCCATTTATAACCACCAGCGGTTTTATATTTACCATTTACACAAGCACCAATATTCTGCTTATGTATATTTGTTTTTGATGACGCTTCTTTAATAGATTCAAATTCAGTTATTACCAAACCATCTAATGATAATTGGATTACTGGTTTACTTAATACTTTCTTCCATTCGTTTGTGTGCTTAAACCCATTTCCACCATCACCACCATCAGTTATATTAACCAACGGACCACTTTTATTTATAATTTTACCAATTTTAGAGATTAACTCTACTTCTATTTTTAGTGATTCTTCTTCGGTTAAATTCTCGTACAATTTAATAACAATGGGAATATTACCAGACTGTATTATAGATTGCACTTTATTATATTTTAATTTATATACTTGATTTTTATCATCCTTTAATCCAATATAACATCTATAACCCTTACCTTTTCCTATATAAAATGGTTTATGATCAAACTCAACATCATTGTATTTATAGATTCCGGGACTTCTTGGGTCCAAATATACATATACATAAAACTTATCCATAATAATTATTATAATTTATGTATATATTAATTTATATGCGTCAAAATTTAACATATAATTACTATGGTAATACTGCTTGATGGCAACTATATTTTACAAAAAAACGCCCGATTCTTAGCCAAACAAAAAATGCTCTATGGGTATTTACACCGTTCATTAGAAAAGTCTATTAATACATATAGAACTTTATTTTCTTTCGAAAAGACTATTTTAGTTTCTGATAAGGGATCATCATGGAGAAAGAAATTATACCCAGATTATAAAGGCAACCGTGTTAAGGATGAAACAATAGACTGGGAATTTATTTATACTGCATGGGAGGAATATAAATCTGATCTACCACCATCTATTAAATTAGCTGAGAGTGATAATGTTGAAGGTGATGATGTTATATCGGTATCTGTTGAGAAATATAATAGTGAAGGTAAGTCATGTTTAATTGTAACAAATGACTATGATATTAAGCAATTAGTTAATTTAAATATGAATGGAACATTTAATATTATGACTAATGAGATGTTTAATAGAGAGAAAGTATTTATACCAAAAAATTTATATTATCATTTATCAAAGAAAGTAGAGATGTCAAGTAATGACTTATTTGATTTGGATGATTCTAATGAAGAAGTCTCATTTTTAAATTCTTTCTTTGCAAAACGAGATGTATCTGAAATAGATTCTGTCGAAGCTATCTTGGAAAAGATAATTTGTGGTGATGATTCGGATAATATCGAGTGTGTTTTTAAAACTAAAGGTAAAACTGGAAAATATACTGGGATTGGAAAAGCAGGATATCAAAAAATCATAAATTCATATAGAGATAACTTTGGGGAAATTTCTTTTAATGATAAGGATTTCTATGATAATATATCTGATTTAATTTGTGAATATAAGAAAGTACCACTATCGAATATGAATAAGATAATAGATACAATTAAATTCAATCAATCTCTAATAGATTTCTCACAAATACCAAATGATATAAAAAATAAAGTTCTCTCTGTAATTTAATCTATTGATTTTTTATTTTTGTTAAAATTAGATATAAAAACTAAAAGCTAAATAATCGTTATAAAATCTAAACTTAAACACATAAATATGAATTTAGAAAATAAATTTAGAAAATTCCTAGTTGATGATAATACACTATTGTCAAATATGGTTCTAACAACCAATTCGGATGAATTCGATTATATCAAATCAGTTGATGAGAAGATTTCATTTTTGAAAAAAGATAAAATAACAGATGAATCTAAAAAAGATCCATTTTCTGCTAAAGGTCGAGTACAAGTAAATCCTGGTAAATTTGTTAATCAATTATTAAAAGATACTGGAGTTATCGGAGATACCGTATCCACTGCTGATATTGAGCAATGGGTAAATAGATACAAATCATATTTTTCTGATAATGAGGAATTGAAAATTGTTTCTGGTGATGATATTAAATGGCATTATAACTCATCTAACTATACTGATAAAAGAGGTGGTTCTTTATGGTCTTGTATGTCCGGTAGAGAATGCCAAGATAG